AGCAACCTTCTCGGCTCTACGGCCGACGATGCGGATAGTACCGGCATAGATGGCTTCGAGATTCTTGAGGACTTGGGCTTTGGCCTGAGCTTGAGCTTCCTCAAGAGCAGCCCCGGTCTTTCCCTTGGTCGTGATCTTGGCAAGACCACGCTCCATGAAAGCTTGCGCACCTTTCGCGAAGATTGCAGCATAGACTTCTTCAGAGCACTTCTCAGTGTCGATGCTGAGTTCTTCGCCGACTTTGGAAACAAAGATTGGTAAGTTAGCCATATTAACTCCTTTTGGGTTGTCTGTGTCAGCCAACACAGCGTCTAGGCCGCGGTTAGGGTATTTTACTCCATCCTTGGTGCCCAGGTTCCTTTTCTCATCATCTCGTTTCTTTTGGCCCACCACTCAGATAGTGTTATTTCTTCATGCTCATCATTGCTTAGACTGATGTGCTCTCGTAGAAAGCGACGCTCAGAGAAGCAATCGCCGCATCGACAGTAGTAGAACTTATGCATGGCCTACCTCCTCATTGATCCATGAGGAAACTTCGTGGGCCATTTCTGTTCTGATGTTGTCGTTCTCCTCCAACCGAATCAAGCTGGAGATTAGGATAGCGGAGGCAACGACAACATTGGGAATGCTCGCGTTTGGATCGAACAGGAAGATACCGTGTTCGATCGCCTTGAATGCCTTGTAGACCTCGTTCATCGCCTTGACCTTTCTGCGGCCTAGGCGTTGTGTGGCTGATTCACTTGTCAAACAGCAATGCGACGGCAGAAAGGAGATCCTTTCCACCGTCGCAGGGATTCTATCATAGGCGCATGGCAAAGTCAACCCCCACGGACGCATGGCAGGTATGCGTGGGGCGCATGGCTCCGGGTTTGTTCACCCTTCGTTCACGGTTCGTTCGTTTCTCCTAAAGCACTCTTGATGAGGTCGTGAAGTTGCTTTGGAGAAGTCTTATCAAGATCGACAACCTCGATATCGCGATGACAAGCTACTAGGAATTTACCACAATGGAAGTTATCATTGCGGGTTCCGAGCATGAATGCAAAGCATTGTGCGATTGTTTGTCGCAGGTTAGAGTCAATTGGGAGAGATCGAACGATCTCGGCGATGAGTACGTAGTCTTTCCTAGTCATATGTCCCATCCTTGCTCTCGCTTAGTTGCACACTCGTGGCAGATTGAGTAGTCTGGATGGAGCTTGACACGACGTTGACAGCCTTCGCAACGTTTCCAGACCGATTTGCGTTGCATCTCGAAGTAGAAGTCAACGTCGTCTTGGTCTTGGATGTCATACCAACCGTAGTTGTCATCGTAATAGCGGTTCATCTTTTTACTCCTAGCTCTTTGAGGATCTCATCGAATGGCTGTGGAGATTCTATCGTGGCATCAAGTGGCTTTGCTGCCTTGGCATTGCCGATGGATTCATCAGGTTTCCTTTCTGTTGGTACTGCTTCGCCTTCAATGATCCTGATCTTTGGCTCAGGAGGCAAGCTCACTGATTTGAGGTCAGTGAGCTTGTTATCTTTGCGAATGGAGGTGATCCAATAGATCTTCATGGCTTTTGGACCACGGTGAAGACGAATGAGGTTGCTTCCCAATTAGGGCTTGTGATTGCTTTCCCTATATAGTCGAGAACCTCTTGGACTGAGAGATCGCTGCTGACTTCCTCACCGATTTCTGTGTCGTGTTTGCAGTTGACGGTATAGAAGAGATTGTAAGTCATTGGAGATCCTCCTTCTTTGGCCAAGTAACGCCTAGATGTTCTTTCCATTCGAAGACGATGCAATCGAGACTATCAGTGATGATTGCCCTTGAGACGATGCCTAAGGCTGAAGCTGGGCCTTGGGTTAGACGTTGAATTGCTGACATTGCCCTTTCAGCGGTGGTAAAGCGAAGTTCTTCGTGTTGGTTGAACTCGCGATCCCACCAATAGACGGAGAACTCGTTATTCATTAGTCTTTCTCCTTTCTTGGTATTGCAACACGTCATTAGTAGTGAATGATAAGCAGTAAACCACGGTATCGGTGCGTTCAATTACTTGCACGTCAGTTGGCGTTTGCCCTGACTCTAGCTGTAGCCTTCTTATATTTCGAGCGAGCTTTATTGCTGCCTTTTGATCTGGCATTGTTGCCCAATCCCTCCACGCTGCGCTTTTTGTCCAACGCTTCTGTACGATGTACTTTGTGGTCATTGTGTGCCCTCATTCCTTTGATTGCGGCGAGAGTGTAGTAGTAATCACTGAATACCGTTCTCATTTAGTCCTCCTTTGCTTTTGCTTCTTTACTAATACGATTTCGAGACTGGTTGCGGATGGGTATAGCTCATTGATTCCTTGAAGCACTGTATTGAATTCGGAGTCTAGCTTCTTTGTGTGATAGCTGACTTCCTTATCGTCGGGCAGATTGATTGTAACGTGTGTGATTGTGAACATGGGCTTTGCTCCTTTCGTTTTGGTTGCCACTGAAGCCCTCTTTGCTATCAGAGGGCTTCGATTGCAACCTACTTCACCTCGACGATAACGCCATTGGCAACCTTACATGAGGCATACCAACGATGCGGCTCAGGGAAGTGTGGGCCTTCAACGTAGATAGTGCCGTCTTTTGGTTCGCTGCCACCGAATGGTCCTGGTTGATAGTAATAGACCTGTTCGCCAGCTTGGACAGCGGCCTTGAGGGCTTTCTTGGTCTTGAAGTTGCGTTCGGTATACATAGTTAGTCTCCTTTCTTGAGTTCGCTTTGAACGTAAAGCTCATTCCATATGGATATGCGGTCGCTTGGGTTCATTCCATCATGATAAGCATGGAATGAATCTGGACCGTTCTATTTAACTGTTACCATCGTTTGTACTCCTCTGGCTTGTGGACTGTGACGACATGGTACGCAACTGAATCTGTCCAAGGCTTGGTTATCCTTTCCCATTCAATTGCCTCTTCGTAGGATGCGAACGGTGCAATGACTACATCTTCGCCATCCTGCTGCTTTGCGTAGATTGCCCAAGTTGTGGTCATCGTACTTGCTCCTCTTTGTTGTCGAGTGGTCCGTTGTAGGGAAGCCTGAGAACTATTGCTTCCGCCTGAGGGAGGCAGGCGTTGCGTGGTAGTGTTGCGACGTATAGCGTTAACCCGATGATAGTGATTAGCAGTAGGTCGCTCATTTTGTAGCTCCTATTGTAGCACAGATTGCGGTTGTAGTCAAGGCCTAGCGTTTCTAGTGCTCTCCTAGGTAACCCTAGTGTCCCCCTAGGTTTCTGGAGAGGGGGCTACCCCATGTGTAGTGGGGGTGGTTTCTTCTTAAAAAAAAAAAAATCTGGAACAAACCAAGAACATCCCACTAACTATGCCCCTACCCCATGTCTCAGAAAGCTAGGGGATCACTACGGGGCACTAGTGGGACGCTAGAAAAACTAGGGGTTCGGCTCTCGACCGATAGGCCCGCAAAGGCTTTGCCGAGGTCGCTGGTTCATTTCCGAGAGGTCGCCGCTACCTCGACCCCTGGGAAATGAAAAACGGCGCCAGCGGTCACGCCAGCGCCGTTTGGAACGGAACGCGAACGGCTACGAGTGGAAGCCGCTATTCTGCTGCAACGCCAGGAAGTCGGCGAGAGGCATAGCAACACGCTTGCTACGCTCTTTCACTTCGACCTCCGTCGCATCCACAACGGCCATGCTTAGGCCCTTGTAGCTGATGACGATGCGCTTGCCCTGGGGACAGCCACGGTGAACGAGAGCCTCGAATTTCTCCTTCCGCTCCTTCGCGATCTTCCACGCAGAACGCAAGGCATTGTACGCGTCTTTGGCGTCAGTGGGCAACGCCTCCGGGTCGATTTTCTGCCATGCCTCTTTCGGGATCACTTGATCGTATTGCTTCGCCATTTGATGGCTCCCATGGGTTGAACGCGATCGACTCATGCCGATCGAACCCAACCCATAGCACAGACGAAACGAGAACGTAACGATTTGTTTGCGGGTCAGGTATGCGAAATCGCTGTATCATTCATGGTTTGTTCACTCTGTGTTCTCGCCATGTTCCTGTGGCCTTTCTGCCACAACCGACCCCCCAGGGCCAAAAATCGCCTCAAGCTCGCGGCAGAGGATCTCCCCCCAAGTTTTGTGAAACTTTCAATGTATGACATTACAAGCCTCTTGACATTCCCTTAGAGCTATGTTAGTGTATAATAGGAGGAAGCTATGTTAGGTCGAGGCCGCCCGCCGAAACGACCGAAAGTGACCGAGGTGCGGGAGATGACCGCAGCGGAAGCGAAAGCTTTGCCTCAACGGGGAGAGGTGAATAACGTCATTCGGATTCGAGATTCTCATCACGCAGTCGCGAAGCTCTTCGCAATGGGGCTTCGAACGAAGGAGGTCGCGGAACTCACCGGTTACTCTATCTCCAGAATCTCGATGCTTCGACGCAGCCCGATGATGGATAACCTCATTTCGGAGTACCGCAACCTCGGCAATAACAAGTGGAAAGAGAACTTCGACGAATACTATAACACAATGATCCGTGGTCGCAACACGGTCGCAAGGCTCACCGTTGATAAGCTCGAAGACATGGAACCGGATGACATCTCCTTCCGCGAGCTTATCATGGTTCACTCTGACTTCGCGGATCGAACTGGATATCCGAAAAGAACTCTGGCAGTCAACGTTAATGTGGACTTCGCGGCTAAACTCGACAAAGCCGTTGAGAGGACTAAGGCTCAGAAGCTCAAAGCTATCGAATCAAAAGTCATAACTGTAACTGAGCCTAGACCGAAACCAACCGAGCCAGACTTTAGGAGGCGGATCTAAGGGTGTATCGAGTCTAACCCTGCCACGGCGTTAGACTTTGATGCTGCGTGAGGGAGGAAGGTGGACCTCTTATTCGCCTTGACGCCTTCTCCCTCACGATCCGCTCTGGCTCGTGGAAGACAAGCTTCTCGATTGGCTAGCCGAAGTCAACGACGATCCACTTTCGTTCGTCCACGGGGCTTTCCCTTGGCGTGAAGAAGGAGTATTGAGTGGCTTCGATGGACCCGAACCTTGGCAAGCAGACATCTTGCGGATGGTACGAGATGGTTTGTCGGTTGACAGAGCAATACAAATGGCCACAGCCTCTGGCCATGGAGTTGGCAAGACTGCTCTTGTCTCTTGGCTCATACTGTGGGCAATCTCGACCAAGCCAGATACTAGAGGAGTTGTCACGGCTAACACGGAAACCCAACTCCGAACCAAGACCTGGGCAGAACTTGGAAAATGGTATCACCGATTCATTGCCAAAGAATACTTCCAGTTAACTGCAACGGCGATCTTCTCAACCGATGCTGCACATGAAAGAACGTGGCGAATCGACATGGTTCCGTGGTCCGAGCGGAACACTGAGGCGTTCGCTGGATTGCATAATAAAGGCCGAAGAATTTTGGTGGTGTTCGATGAAGCATCGGCCATCCCAGACATTATCTGGGAGACAACCGAAGGTGCCCTTACCGATAGTGAGACTGAGATTATTTGGACGGTATTTGGCAATCCGACACGAAATACAGGTCGTTTTAGGGAATGCTTTCCCGGCCAACGATTTTCCTCAGTATGGCGTAGTAAGCAGGTCGACTCGCGCGAGGTTAGTCTTACGAATAAGGAACAGATTAAATCATGGATTGATGCCTACGGCGAGGATTCCGATTTCGTCAGGATCCGTGTTCGTGGCGTCTTTCCTCGAACCGGCGAAACGGAATTCATCTCCAATGCGGATGTCGAAGCCGCAACGCAAGCAGAGGCTTTCAGCCAGCCGAACGATGCATTAGTCATCGGAGTTGACGTAGCTCGTTACGGAGCCAACGAAAGCGTCATCTTCTTCAGGAAGGGCCGCGATGCTCGGAGCATCCCTCCACTTCGATTCCGCGGTCTTTCGACGGTAGACCTCGCTGGTCGAGTAAGCGAGGTCTACCATCAATATCGTATAGATGCGATCTTCATTGACGGTGGTGGCGTCGGCGGCGGTGTAGTCGATGCTGTCCGTGCGTTGCATCTTCATTGCTTTGACATTCAGTTTGGCTCGAAGCCCGATGCGGTTGGTTGGGCTACCGGTTCCGAAGGGGAACGGTACGCCAACAAGCGGGCCGAGATGTGGGGCTCGATGCGAGCATGGCTCAAAGGTGGTGCAATCCCAGCCATGGACGACCTGCGTGCCCAGCTCGTCGGCCCCACATACACCTACAATCTCCGGAACGAAATCATTCTGGAGAAGAAAGAAGACATGATGAAACGTGGTCTTGAGTCCCCGGACCTTGCGGATGCTCTTGCCTTAACGTTCGCCCTCCCAGTCGCTGCACATGCCAACGCAGGTGGAGAGCATCCGCAAAAGCCTCTGGTTGAGAGCGAGTACAATCCGTTCGATGAAAAGCATATGAAGGAGGCAGCATGAGTTTCCTAGCCCCGTCACCACCTCCTGCACCACCACCTCCAGCACCGCCTCCTCCGCCAGCCCCGCCACCTTCGTTTGGGACGCAGCAAGAAGCGACGAATAAGCCACAACGGAAATCAACCGTCCCAACCTTTCTATCCGCAGCGATGGCGCCAACTCGAGGTACGACCTTTGGAACAACTCTTGGGGGAGCAACATGAAACGCGGTAAAAGGCGCAAACGTCCTCCACCACTGTGGAACCTCGATCCGCAATGTGACATCCACAATGACAACTTCAACTACATCCTCGATGATCGAACTAGAGTTACGCAGATTGGCCACTGGCATTGGGATCCAACGCATCGGCTTTGGTGCATATTTGGTTGCAAATGGAACCGATTCACTAAGCAGTGGTCAACGCCGCAGTTGCTACATTGCCGAGAATTCGAAGGCGAACTGAACAAGATGAGTGCACTCTAATGGTATCGACCGGTCTTCTTAAATGGCGACGGAAACAATCTCCAGGCGCCATTATGAAACCAGCCACCTTCGCTAAGATCAAGGCTAAAGCTTCAGCCTCAGGTGCGAGTGATCCAGAGAAGGTGGCTGGTGCCGCTTACTGGAAGACGGCAAGGGCGAAGTACAAAGAGTCGAAGTGATGCCAACGGTGCCGCAACAAGATCCGCAAGAGGCTGCTGCTCAAGATACCGCTGTGCAGCAGCAAGGCCGTCGTTGGCTTGAACGTCTCTTTGGCGTTGAGTTCGCAGGTCAAGATCCGCAGCTGAAGTACTACGGTCGAGATCCTAGAGCTACAGGTATGGTTGCTGACTATCCCGGCGCAAAGGAAGTCGGTAGAGCGAAGATGACTGATCTGGCCTACGGAACTCCTATGGCCGCGTACTTTGGAGATCAGCCTCCAAAGATTCCCACTGCGACCTTTAGTGAGGTTGAGAAGGCATATCCTTACAATGTTCCGTCGGGAAGACTTGAGCCACCGGAGCAAAGACGACTTGGCGCTATTCAGAAGGGCTGGCTCGCTGCGAGGAAGAGTTCGGTTGCTCAGCTTGGCTTTGATCCTCAACGGACAGTGATGACAGACCAGCCTGGGAGAACAGTCGGCCTTGGCGGTTACTTCCAACCTCAAGCTGACACGATGTGGTTTGACGTCAATCTGGATCCAGAAGCTATAGTCCACGAGTCAATGCATCGTGGTCTTCACATGCTCAGGAAAGAAGGCCTGATTCCACCCGAACTTGGTATCACTGGCGGTGGTCAAAGAGCTTTCGATAGAGACGAACTGTTGGTTAGAGCGATGATGCTCCATCACTTTAAGGACGTTGAATCGGTTCAGTATGGTCGGAGGCATGAACAGGTGGAGCAGGCTGAGAAGGTCATTCCTAAGAGTGACATTGCAAAGATTGAGAAGATAGCGGCTGACTATATCGCCAAGAAGCATCCAATGGGACCACGGTGATGGCAACGTTCCTGGGACAAGATCCGCAGCCGTTTCAAGAAGATCCTCTTGTTGAGCATGGGAAGGGTTGGCTTGAGAAGACCTTCGGCCTCGACTTCGCTGCCCTAACTGAAGGCAAGCCTGAACAAGAGCAAGGCAAGGTTAAAGATGTAGAGCCAGAGAGGCTTCCAAACGACGTAGAGGAGTTCAGGAAGATCTACAAGCGAGATCCAGCAACCGACACAGAGATGCAATTCTATT